CATGCTGACGCAATCGTGGCTAGTGCCGTGATGAAGATGGCGCGTGAGGGTTACGAGGTGACCATCAAGTCCCAGGAGTCTTACCTGTTGTGGCTGTTGGAACAAGGTGGGGAGAGTGCAGGGTGAGTGAGGGACTTGCTATCATTCTGATAATGATTGGCATTGTTGTCGGGGTAGTCGTCGTACATCACGACGGCTACCTCGTCGGCAAGGAACACGGATACACAGAGGGGAGGGCTGATGCCATCTCGAAACAGCAGGTCAGTCAAAGCCGTGGCAAAGATCCTCGAACCTGAGCCAAGCGAAGAGGCAATCGAGATGGCAATGGAGATTGTCGATGCAGTCATGGAGATCGAGCAGGGTCGGGAAAGGTGGGCCATCGTCGCACGCCTCGACCCGAAGACACCGATCCTAGGGATCGGCACATGGACGACAGAGAAGCCAGCCAGGACAGCGGCAAAGAAGTTGTGCGGATCAACCGAAGACCGGACAGGTACGGGTCTTGAAGTCATACGACTGAGGAACCCTGAATGGTTAGCCAACCTTGACTAAGGGGCGAGGCGTAAAAGCCAATGATACTCGGGCCAAGGACATCCATGACCTTGCCAGTTGAGCGACCCCCGCTCCTGGTAGGCGAGATAGTACCTGCGCCTCGTCCCTGCCTAACAAGAGGGGGGACGTGCTACCCCACACAGAGCACGTCCCCTCTCCCTATTCAGTTGTTATGACCGAGGGTTGGCCCCACCCAACGACTCAATCATTTTCCTAACTCCTCGACGAAGGAGTTGGTCTATGCGCTGCCGAGTCACACCCAACTGGTCAGCAATCTCCTGACTACTCAAGCCGTTACCAAACTTCCACATGAGTATTTGTTGGTCTCGACTGCTGAGTTTCTTGAATGCAGAGTTAGCGTCAGAGACGAGGGCAATGATGTTGTTGCCTTCACTTGCCAAAGTTTTCTTTCTTCGACCACCAACGTCAGCGGGGTCAAGTATCTGACCCGCTAGTTCATAGTCTCCGGTTGCCATCACAGCGATCAAGGCTTCGATCAGGCCAGACTCGTAGAAGTATTCATCTTCCAACTGGTAGCCAAGAGCCTCTGCTTTCTGTGTACGGGCATACACTTCGGCTTTCTTTTGCAGGAACTTCAGGAGTGAACGCTCACCGCGCTTCACTTCCGAGTCGCCCTCTTGTCTGAGCCAGCCCACGATCTTGTTCTCTTTCAAGGCGGCAGCAAGCAGGCACTCTTGCCTGACATCAGCAGCCTCGACGTACTTGTTGAACCTGAGCATCACAGCGTTAGTTGCGACAGCCGCTACCTCTGTTACTGCCTGCCACTCTTCAGTTGTAAGTCCCTCATTCATGCTGCACCTAGCGGTGAAGATTCTTCACATAAGGGAGAACATGTGGAACCAGTTCAGCGAGAACCTTTACGTCCTGCTCGCAATGGACGACAACCTCATCCATCGCACCCTTATCCAGCGTCGCCGCTAACTGCCATTGCTCCCAAGAGATCGGAGTCTTGGCTTCACCTAAGTCGAAGAACTTCTGCGCGTTATCCAACTTAGCGGAACCAATACGCATCGAGGCTGAGTTCAAATACCAGCGGGTATCCATGTGCCACTCGACATGAATGGGTCGCTCTCCGTGCTTGGCTAGTCGAGCGTTCACGAATGGCACATCGAACAACTTCGAGTTGTGACCGACGATGAGTTTGTATTTCTCAAGGTGGTTGCGACAGGCGACGGCTAGTTTCTTGTCGTCTATCTTGGTTCGCCCCTTCCAGGGCTGCTCATCAGCACGGAAGGTGGTGACTTCACCTGTCTGACCATCGAGGAATGAAACGCAAAGCATTCTCCCCATCAGTCCTTTAAGGTCGGTCGTCTCTATGTCGAATACGACGCTTGGAATCATTCAACTTCTCCGATCTTGTCTGACCACCTGGCGATAGTCAGGTCAAGGCCGACGAGATATGTGATCGCATCAGCCACTTCTTGTCGTAGTTCAAGAAGGATTCGGTGTGGGTCGAACTCTTCCATCTTCTGATGAGTGCCCTCGTCGTATTCACGGGAGCCAGCATCGAGAAGCCTGAAGCGTGAGTAGGCGCACGCTCGTCTGTGGTAACTAGCAAACTGCTCGGGCGTAAGCCCGAAGTGAGGTGGCGTGGGGGGTGGTGGAGTGGGAATGGTCACGAGTCCTCCAATTGCTGACCGATCAGATCAGAAAAGTGCTCGCTACCGTATGTCTGAATTGTACTATTTACATCCTGTCCAGCAGGCAGCGACACGCGGATAGCATTCGGAATAGTTTCGGCTAAGAACTTGCCGAACTCATCCCCAGGATTACGGTCGTTGCCTTCCTTCTGATCGTTGTCGGTGACCACGACCACCTTGCTGAACCCGTCGAAGCAGCGAGTGAAGTGCGGTTTCCAGCCGTTCACGCCAGGACTAGCGACAGCAGGGAACCCAGCGACGGTGGCTGCCACAGCGTCCAGTTCCCCCTCCACCACCAGCACCCAACTGACACTCTGATGCAGAGCGGAAACGTTGAAGAGATGCTGACGCTGACCGGAAGGGGAGTCGTATTTCGGTAAGTCATCCGAAGCCAGCCGCCTGAACTTGTAAGCAACAACCCCGCTGGGAGTGCAGTAGGGAATCGACAAGGTGCCACGGAATCTGTCTTCGTGACCAGGAGCAACGACATCGACGTACCCAAGTTTGAACTGTTGAATACCCTCGCTCAAGCCCCGCTTCCGCAGGTACTCCTCGGCTGGTGAACCAGGCATGGCTTCGTGGTAGGCATCAGCAGCCCGAGTCCACATATCAATCATCGACTGATTCGGCTTCATCACTAAACACCTCCCAAAGAGTTCGAGGTTCGATCTCTGTTCCGTCATGCCAAATGCGAACTACCATCGCGCAGACCTCTTCACCCGTGTACAAGGCTTCCTCTTCCCATTCACGCAATGGGAGTGGGTCATGTTCTATGCAGACTGGATCGCTGACCCAGCCCATCTTCAAGCCATGAACAAACCACTCATCGAAATCCATTACCGATTACGCTTCCTGTCCCTGGCAGGCCAGTCGAAAAGGGGCAACTCATTGCTGGGTAGATCGGGCCTGATCGAGTACCTGCCGCAGTCACGGCTTACGCACCTAACCAGCAATCGGTAGCAATCTCTATTCGTTGGCCCTCCACAATGAGGACAAGTCACGGTCGTTTCGAGTTGCACCCTTTACCTCCATTCCAATGAAACCAGCCGCCGCCGGTAACGGTGGCGACGAAACCTATGTCTTGCCAGTAGCCATGCCAGGTGTGGATGGGACGCTGTTGTAGTTCTATGCGAATCTTTTTGGCGTGCTCCTTGGGCATCCCGTTTCTTTTCAGTTCGCGTGAGACTGCGTAGGGCAGCCCGTGATTCCATTGCGAGTTAAGAAACTGCCAGCGTCCCGAGGCAGAAGACCTCGGGTTACGCGCACGAACTCCTGATTGAACGTTGTCGAGTGTGCCTCCGCTTTCGCGGTCAAGTACGCACGCTGCGAACGGCTTCCATTTCTTAGGCACCTTGGCTGCCTCAGTTATCACATCTGAGAACGCGCCCTTGTGTGGCTTCTTAATGCTGATCTCTTGTGTGTGCAGGGTGTGATGATCGGGGCCACCGCCCATCACTGCTGCCAATACCAATGCTTCTATCATTCGTCCTCTTCGGGGTAGCGGTCGATGAAGGCTGGGTCTGGTGCGAAACCAGCGAGCGTGTGGTCGCTCGTCCCCAACTTGTCTGTGCCTGCCTCTTCCTCGACTTCGGAAGTGAGGGACAGGTGAATGTCGAGAGTCCAACCGAGGGCATCCATTGTCAGTCGCATATCCCTAGATCACCCTGCGTAGAGTCGGAGGAACCCAGCGTTTACTTTGTTTCTTTACTGATCGCCTAGTCGGAGCAGACTTTCTTCCTGTCAAAGCCTCGATGTAACGCATGGCCTCGACGTAAGTGATGCCCTCCCTATCCATAACTATCTGTGCAGCAGTCCCGCCTGACCCGCAGGCGTGACAGAACCAGACACCTTTACTTCTATTGATTGATGCCGACGCATGAGCGTCGTCGTGGCTTGGGCAGTTGTACGCTCGCTCGCCGTACCCTGGTTCGGGTAGTTCGTAATGTTCGAGCACAGCAATCAGGTCGTCTTCTTGGCTCACGATTCACCCAGCATCCGTATCAACTCAAGAAGCGTGTCCAGATTCATGGTGACCCTGGCCTCACCGATGCCTTTCTGCCTGGTCTTCGTAGCAACAACAGGGATCGTGGGAACTCCGTACTTCAGTTCGTAGTTGCATGATTCGACATCTGCTTGACGAAGCCACTCACTCATGTCTTGCTTCTTCACGTTCTTGGCTTCGATAACGATGGTCAGCGCCTTCAGTATGAGAGCGACATCGCCGATATCTTTTGCTCCGGCACGGGGTAAGCGCCGTGCCTTCATCAATGCTTCGTTGAGGTAATCCTCTAGGTCAACCTCGAACTTCGTTCCCTTTGCCTTGTTGTAGGAACTCATTTCTTGCCCCTCGAATTCAGCCCTCTTGACTTCAACTCATCTCGAATCCGCTGGTTATTCCGTGCGTTGCGCTCTAGTCGCCGATCATTGACCGCTTTCTTGTGAGCCGCATGATTCTCAATCGCTGCGTCTATCCGCTGAAGCATCTGATCTACTAGTAGTGAGCGGTCAGGCTTCGCTCGCTTCTTGTACTTGGGCAGGAGGGTCACTCGATCCCAATGGGTCATGCCACCCCATACTCCGAACTCTTCTTCTTGATCGAATGATGCAGTCATACATTCCTTCTGGACTGGGCATTGGGCGCAGATCTTGACGGCATCCCATTCCTGTCCTGGGTAGTCGGGAAACCAAACTTCTGGGTCAACCGATCGACACGTTGCTTGCTCTACCCAATCCATTCACGCCTCTTCTTGGCGGTCTCAAGATCTTGCAAAGTGTTGAATAGAGACATGGATTCAGGATCGACGTACACCGTGACCGGATCATCTGCGTATGGGTCTGCCTTGCCGTCTCGGTTCTTGACCGCCGCAATGTGGTAGCGAGGCCCATCCATTGCGATAGTGAGGATTACCTCGGGAAGGGCGTTGACCTTTCCCATCGTTGCCTTCATAGGTGAAGGCTGCGTTGGTTGTCCTTGGCTTTCAGATGTGTGATGCAAGACGAGTACGGCGCTGAGCGTGTCTCGGGCAAGGGTGTGAAGAGCACGAAGCCCATCACGCAGTCCAGTCCACTCGTTGTCGTGCATGGCCTGGATATTCGACAAGTTATCTACAACGATCAGTTCGGGGCATCGCCCGAACATCTCAATCCAGGCGTAGCACTCTTCGTAAATGTCATCGAGCGTTGGTGCTGGGTTGGTCTGAATCCTGATGCGGTTGGACAGATCCCACAGGCTGTCAACCATTGCGGGGTCGTCCTCGTCGAACGCACGCATCTTCTTGACGGTCGATACCGTCTCTTTCATATGCACAGCAAGGGCACGATTAACAATCGTTCCTTCGTCAGAGTCGGCGCTGAAGTACAAGCACTCGACTCCGCTGGTTATGGCGTACCAAAGAGCAGCAAGAGTTTTTCCTCGACCAGGCTGTCCTGCTAAGACATGCAGTTGCCCACGCCTAAAGCGGATACCCGCTTCGTGAACGAGAGGCAGGAACGGAGGCAGTTCTTCGCCTGCCTCCGAACCGGCAACAACAACCTGAAGAAGACTTCTCACGACGTAACGGGCAACTTCGGCAGATCGGAAGTGTCGTACTTGTCAGGAGTCCATTTCATCCATGCGCTCTTGGCAGCCTGACCACGGATCTTTCCGCTGGCAACGTCAGGAGTCACCCATTGGGAGTACATGTTTCCTGACTGTTGAGCGCGAGACCACTTCAAGACTGCTTTCTCACCAGCATCGGTAAGCGGTGCGTTCGAGCGGTCGTAGACGAACCAAGTGTTGTCGAACTTCTTATCGACACGACCGTCGTATTCCGTCCCGTTCTGGTCACCGTCATCGCTGGCAACGACACCTGCATCCTTGAGATTCTGTGTCGCCTGCTCAACGGTAGGAGCCTGACCTTCGATGCGCTCCTTGATGCGAAGCAGAGATTCGTATGACGCAAGAAACTCTTCTTCGGTGTCACCACGGGCGGTGAGTAGGTCGTTACCACGACCGACCTTGGTTGTGTACGAGAACAGGTGTTCGTTCGCGCTCATTTGTTTCCTTTCATTTGGAGGGGGTATTTATCTGACAAAAATCCGTTGGCTGCTTGGCAGTAGTCCTTGACGGAGCACCAGCCGCAATGCATGTCAACGTTCGGAGCGAAGAGACCGAGAGACATTTGAGCGTGCGTGGTGGAGAACCAGCCGTCAAAGAAGTCTTCATCCCAATGGGACAGGTCGATCCGGTCGCCGATCTCTCCCTTGCGCGTCATGTAGTACGCGCCACGGTCAATCTCCATGCCGGTCGCTCGCTTGATACCGGCTCGATACAGGGCTAACTGCAACGCAGAGTGCGGAGTGTTCTTGCCTGTCTTGAAGTCAACAATCCAATGCTGATCTCGCTCGTCTTGGAAGATTCCATCGACGAACATCTTGATCGGCACGCCACCGAACTGCGTCTCAACACCCCACTCGATTCCAGGCCGGTCGTCGGGCATGGTCGCTACGCGCCAACCACTTTCCTCGTACCACTTGACGTAATCTTCGATTTGTCGAAGACCCTCGTTCATCCAGAAGTCAACGTCTTCACCGTCAGGCAGAGCCTTGGTCTTACGACCACCGACCTTGAACTCTGAGACTGGGTAGCCGCTATCGGTCTCAGCCTTGGCTAGTTCGGAGCGGAACTCACCGCTCCACATCTCACTAAGTTGCGTCACTTGTCTCTCCAATGTGGTCAATCTCGGTTGGCAGGGTCACGGGGTAGTCGCAGGCGACGCACTTGACGTAGTGCAGGTCGCGGGTCAGGTACCAAGAGATCTGCCCCTGCTCGTCGAAGCGAACGTGAGTGACGAACGTGTCACCCAGACAGTTGGGGCAGTACCTCGAAGGGCGTGCATAGAGATTAGATCCCTCTATCACCCTGCACCTGCTCCAAATAAAAACCCTTGTTCAGTTGCTCGATGACAGAGTGGATCGCACTACCGGCGCATAGATACACGGCTGGCTTGCGATCCACCTGCTCAACCTTCTCCAAGTACCACTGGTGCTGGCACCGGAGCCAGGTCGTGACCTGACTGTGTGACAGGTGTGTTGGTCGTTCAGCCAAGGGGTGCCTCCACTTGTATGTAGTCCCAATCATCGCAGCCTTCGGCGCTCAGGCCGTCGCAATTCCCTTGCTCAGTCACGAGGGAGAATCCCATGCGAGCAGCAA